AATCATGCTTGAACCAAGCTCCTATAAAAAAGCTGATATGGAACAAAGAATCTCAAGTGATCCAACCATCATATTACAAAGATTTACTAGCTCAACTTCAAGCATTGAAACAATCGAATCCCGATTTATTGCCAACCCAAGCGGAAGAAACAGAGATCAACAATTCTACGAACCACCTAGAACCTTGGATAGAGGAACAAATAGACGAAATGAATTGGCATACTCCGACAAAAATGGAATCGGTGAATATCAATTTAACACAAGCTCAGAAAAGACACGCGACGAGAGAGAAGGGAATGCCCCACCATCTTCGCAAACAAATGAGCGTGAGTTATCAAGTAGCTATAGAGGAAAACAAGAAAGAGGAAATGAATTGGAATACTCCAATGAAAGGGGATATAAAACAAGTTCCTCATCTATCGAAGGAATGTATAGAGAAGAGAATCAAGAATCAATCACAAATGGGGACAATATCACAAGTGTTTCAAGATCTTTATCAAGTAGAGAACAAGAATTGGAATACTCCAATGAAGGGGGATATAAAAGATATAATGGTTCAAACACCAATGAAAGCGATGAAGAATGGACAAGAACGAGAGAACAAATTAACGCTACAAGTTCATCTTCAAACATGGAATCAAATACACAATACCCAAGAGAAAACATTTACAGAATCGAGGGAAATAGACAAAGGGAACCCCAAACAGAACACTCAAGTAATCAATCCCAGATGGGTGGAAATGCTAATGGGCTTGCCGATTGGTTGGACTATGCGCGATTGTGCAACAGTTTTTCAAGTATCATTGATGAAATAGCATTACTTGGTAATGGGGTTGTACCTGCCACCGCTGAAATTGCATTTAAAACATTATTTAATAAGATACTAAGTTCACTAAATTAATTAAATTTCAAAGGTTTCTTTAAGTGTCTTAGCTTGGAATGTTGCGTTGACTGTCATAATAGATCCGCTTTGGGTTGTAAAGCTTCTATTTTCGCAACGAATCCCCTCGATCTGGAAGATTACGGAACCGTCAACATCTTGAACGCTCATTGTTAATTCTGGGAAGTTCAAAACATCTAGTGTTGCGCCTTGTGGCCATAACCCTTGAGATCTCAAAGTATTCTCAGAAATACGAACAAAATCGCAACGAACATCAACAGATCTAGATACGGGGATAATATCGCTAGAATCCAAGTTACCCAACACATTAACCCTTTGTAATTGGTGATTTTCATTGGCTGTTACACCAGTAGCATAACCCGCCAAAACTTGAGAACCTTGAGCGTTTTTGAAATAAATTTTTGCTCTTGCACCGCTTAAAACTGCCATTTTGTATCTCCTTAGAAGCGTCTAACGCTGGCATTGATTAAAATGAAATTCAAGGGTTCAACGGCTGCAACGGTATAGTTTACGCGTACAGTATCGCCTAAGTCCTCTAATACTAAATCTTTAAATGCTTTGATGATGCTTCTATCTACTTGTGATCTTAGATTCTCGGAAGCAATACCTTTAATCGCTGAAATAGTAGAAACGCTATTGCCTTGACCAATAAAGGCATCAAGTACGCTTCTCAACTCGCGTACACTAGCATTAATTGACTCATTGGCGCTTACTTCGGAATAGATAGGATTATTATCTTTGATCCAAGTGGTTACTGAACGTTCAACACGCCAACCCAAAGAATCGCTTGTTAAACAAGTAATCCCCGCTTTGATTGCATCGGTAGCATCTCTATTAGCAACCCATGAACCAAGAACATCTAAAACATCTGGTCTTTTTCTGGTTAGGGGTGTTGCTACTGGTGTGCCTGCTTGCATACAAGCTAGGATCAAAGCTAAATACTTGGGTTCAAGGGTTACAATCTTGCCTTCTGGGTTACTAAGTTTCACAGATTGACCAACAATCGCAATGTTTCTATTATTGAGTGCTTTAACCCAATTTTCCTTGATTGCTTCAATGGTCTGACTTGCCAAAGCACCAACCCAAGCATTACGCTCAAAACCCTTTACGGCTGAATTTGTGCAATGTTTAACTACTTCTTTATGCACATCGACAAGACTAGACCAAGCAACAATAATCTGAATATCACTTGTTTCAATAAGTTCAAGGGAATCAGTCCAATCGCTCAAAACTACATTTGTTTGAGATCCACCAAGCATATATTGACCTGCATTGTCAATCATATCATCACAAGCATTTGAACCACTTCTAGCAATAGAAATAATTGCGCTATTTGCCACGGTATCAATTAACTCTTGCAAATCCGCTTTAATGATTGCTTCTTGTCCTTTAATATCAAAAGTAGATAAACCACCATCTAAAGAAGTCGCATCATAGCTTTTTGACGCTAAATAAGAAGCTGTAAAATGATCAACGCTGGCCTGTTGAATGAAATCTACTACATCACTCACTAGATCAAATGTTGTCAAATCCATATCAAACGCTTCCCCGCTCAAAGTTAAAACTAATCCTGCTTGTGCGCTATTGGCAACACTCAACCCATAGATACTAGCATAATTATTTGTGCTATATGCTTGTGTATTATTGCTTAGTGTAATTGTTTCAGTAGCAATCGCACCATCAGTTTTATATCCGTTTACGGTAATAACTACATTCGCATTAGGTGCATCATCTAGCTTAACGCCCAACTTACCATTAAAACGCATATCAGTTAAAGTAACAGCACCATAATTAGCACTGTTCAAAGAAATATCTTTGCCCCAAGTGATCAAAAGATTGCTTGTATCAGTTAAATCCAAAGATACACGATCTAAATTTGATCCTGTATATTCGATAGAACAAACTTCACCGCTTGTAATGTTGCTATATGCTTCTGTTAACCCGTTTCTGGAACAAGTTAAATCATAACCATTTGAATCATGGCTAAAACTGAAAAATGTATTATTACCTTTTAACCCCCATACTTTGGCGCTTATTGTAGCAACTTCATCAGCATTGTTATTTGTCATGATGAAGTTTGCGCATGTATTAGGTTGAACATTGAGCATGGTTAAACTTTGCGCACCACCTGGGACATTTGCATCAATACTAGGCGAAAATGATAACTTGCCAATCAAAGCCAATTCTTTATCTGTGATATCATAATCCCTAAGCGCGCCGGCGCTTGTAAAGGTGATAGCTTCATTGTGTTCAAAGCTTGGGAAAGCACCGACTAAGGCAACATTTCCACTAGATACACCTTGACCGCCTAACGCGGAAGCGTCAATGTTGGCGTAGACTCCTGGTCTATAAAATCTTAAACCATTCAAATTTAATGAACTAGGCATTTTTTAACTCCTTTTTTTTTGAGTATAAGAAAAACTAAACTATTTTGCTTAGGTTTGAGGGATAACCCCGCCTTTTATACCGTCTTTTTCTTGATCCACGGCTAAAACTAGAAGCTCTTGCGGATTAGATATCACGGTAGTATCTCCGAACTCAGATTCTTTTGTTAACTCAATTTTCACGGTGTACATACTGCTAAAATTAAGCTTTTTAACATAAATACCAAGCTCTTCACTTGCCAATTCCTCTTCTGGATCAAGCGCTTGACCGCCTGTATACATAGCTTGATCATACCCCGCCTTCAATAGTGCATTTAATGATTGTTCAAATGCTGCTCGAATCATGATCGCATAACAACGCGCTAATTCTGGACTCTTTGCCAAAATAACCACTTGTGCATCTTCGGAAGCTTGATAACCAACTTCAAGAAAACCTTGAGCATTACGCGCCAAAGCTTTACCTAAAAAATTGTTACTTACGGATTCAATCCCACCTATTACCGTGATCATTGGTGCTTCTCTTGTACCTTGAGCATACCTTGAAGAAAACAAGGGTAATTGCTGGGTTACTAGTGAATACCATTGTTCAAGGGTTGAATCGGATATCCCAAGAAATAACTTTTTAAACGCTGGTTTATTGTTCACATAGAACTTAAAACCATTTGCTAAAATACTTAATAGATGTAGATCAAACATTGCTAAAAATCCTATTTATGATGGTAGGTAAAGAGTCATATACTTTCTTATGTAAGAACAGGGGTTGAATACCAGGATGAACCCATTTAGGTGGTTTTTGATTCATTGTCATGCGTCTCCAAGTCATATACCCGCTTGTTTGTACTACTGCTTTACCGTCTTTTTTCCTTGAGTACGAAGAAGCTAGGCGAACCATACCCGCATAAATATCTGTTGTATGATGCGCTTTCATCTTGGGAACTAATCCCCGCGGTAATCTATCCCCTTTACTCCCTTTGATATTGCCATCCTTTGAAACTTGGGGTGCGTTGGCTGTGAATCTGGGTGCTAACTTTTTAGCTTGTTTAAGTACATGTTCATCACCTCTAGCCTTGATTGCTTTTGCGCTATGCTTAAAGGGTACATTTAAATATAATTGCCCCTTCTTATCTCTTCTTATGTTTCTAGTGGTTTCTTTGAGCATAAAAACGCGCATATCATACGGACCACTTGAACCAATACCATTAGGACCCATACCAAGTTCATACATAAGCGCTAAAGTTCCACCCTGCCCTTTTGGTGTTAAACTTACTTGTACTTGTTCATTGTTTGCCTTTTTGATTGATAACGATTTTACATAAGCATCAGCAACAGATTCAGATTTGATTGAGCTTTTTGCTTCCACCGTCCATTCTAATAGAACCGCATCAGCCAACGCAATAGCTTTCTTTTTCATGCCTTCTTTGGTTAATCCAAGCTTGTCTATAAGCTGGGAATATACAAGTTTTATATTATTATCATCCATTTAAACCAAGCCCCATAAATTCAAGTGTTGCTTTACATTGAACAGGCATCAATCTAATTTGTTCTTGTGTTGATTTCCTTACATACCTTGAATCGCGGTGAGTATGGGGATTATCAGCAACATAATATCTAGGATGCCCGTAATAACTAATTGAGTATCTAGCACCTACGGCGGGGGTTGTACCCAAAGCATCCCCTTTTGTAAAGTCAATCAAGCCATCTTCGGTAACATCAAAATCAGTTCCCTCAATAAGTGACTTTGTAGGATCTGCCAACCCTGAAATATTTGCAACTTGTAAATTAAGAACCCTTAGGGTTGTTGCCCCGCCTTGGGTGTCTAGCAATCTGGGAACAATAGGATTTCTCAAGCTTTGAAGTACCCCGCTTTTTCGCATCTTGGTTTCTTTGAAAATGATGCTACTATCAACCATTGTAAATCGATCACCAAATGAAGGCAAAGTTTCAGGAAGCAAGGTAATATTGACCATTCCCCGCGCGTATTCCCCATATTCATGGAATCTTGATTCATCGTTACTCGCGCTTGTGATGATCACTCTTGTTTCTTGTTTACTATGCCAAAAATAGCCAATCCCTTTACATAGAGGACAATCGCTACGAACCTCACCTTTTTTCTCTACTTCAACGCCTGTATAAGCTTGTAAATCAAGATCAAGTTCCGCGCCCGTGTTTGAACAAGGGCATTCATTACACATTTCCCAATTTACTAGAACGGATCTAGTGAAAAATTGCTTTCTAAACTCTTCATTTAACCAATCTACGCGGGGTCTTAATTTAGATGGTACTCTTGGGTTTATGGTTGTCATTATATCGCTCCAAAGCTAGTAATACGATACTCCGCTTTCACTGCTGCGCGCAAAGACTCGTATTGTTTTTCATAGTAATCTATTCTAGATGAGTAACCCGAATACATCGCTGAAGAGGTGGTTTGAATTGACTGGCTTAATCCATCGATCCCAATTGAACTTGACGCAATACCCGCGCCCAAAATCAAATCACCTGCTACTTGTAGAATGAAGTTACACGCGGATTTTAAGCCGATCATGTGCTTAATGTTACTTGGTAATGTATCTAAAAAGTATTCAATAGTTGTATCTTCACTTCTAGCTTGGGGAATGGATACACTAAAACCCTCTTGACCAAAAGCAAAGGTTTTAGCTGTTACTCCTGTAGGGGGTGTTAATGTTACGCTATATTTCATCAACACCATAGGGGACAAAGTAACCCTTGCTTCTGTTTGCCCCGCTGGAATTGTTACACTTCCTTTTCTGGATTCAAAACCCGCGGTGTAACTAAACTCAAAATAGCCTGGTATATAGCTCTTAGCTTCATAGTAAATATTGAAGTTACCAAGAATAGGCATACCGCTTTGAAAGAAATAACTAGATATGCTTTCTTGACTGGGGATCAAATGCAATTGCCCGTGCATTGGCGCTACAATTCTCGCCCATGAATTAGGGATTTCCACGGGTTGAAAGCTACCTAAACGAATCCTAATTTGATCCAAAGAGATCAAGGGTCTACAATCCAACCTAAAAGGCCAATAAGATAACCTATTTTGTAATTCTGCATCATGCTTCTCTTGCACGGTGCTAAATGGAACTATGTTTATCCCTATATCTTGTTCAATATGCCTAATCGAAGTCTCCACTGCTAATTTGAATGCCATATCACTAAAAGGTGACCCATCATCAAGCGTTAAATCAACGCCCATCAAGAAGGTATTTTGAAGCCACTCTTTAGTAATTACATCATATATTGAATAATCATTCGCCATCGTTAACACTCCTATAAGTAGTGCTAACTAAAAATTGTTAGCACAAGATTTGATCTTGGCTAATTATACCAAATAAAATAGATAACCTACTTTATTTTTCTATGAAAATTACATGGTTTCAATCAGAGTAGAAGAAACCTTAGCATTTTTCACAACCCAACACTTAGAAGGCACTTTAACAATAGGAGCACCAAAAAGCATGAGTAAGAAAGGCTTTGTTGTAGCAACTTCAGCCAATGGGCGACGGAAGAAATCAAGAAGCTTTGCAAATTCCATGATTGATTGATCATGTTGTACAAATACAATCTTGCTAGAATTGGGGATATTTTCGTTTCTATCAACCCAAACAGTAGCGCCACCAGAAGTAGCCTTGACTTCATCAATAAGAACTTCAGTACCCAACGCGCCATCAACTTCAGTTCTATAAATCTTGAAGTATACTGCGGAATCTTGTTGAGCAATAGTTAAAGTTACTTTATCACCGGCTGCAATGGTCTTAGCTGCGGAAGCAACTGGAGCACTATAACCACTATTATTAACGGCAACAACCTTATAGAAGTAATCACCTGCATCACCTGCAACAAATTGAGAAGCTGAATCAGATGCAACAACTGCGCTTGTAAGTGTAGGAGCACTTGGCGCGCCTGTGGTGGTAGAACCTGAAGCGGGAGCGGTATAAGAATTAAATAGGAAAGGTGCTGCAACAACAGGAACAGGACCCACAGGACCTTGAATGTTGATTTGACTGGTAGCGCCATAGGTAATCGCATTTGAATTAGCGCTAATGCTCAATTGATCATGTCTACCGAATTGAACCGCAAATTTAATTAATTCTGCATGGATTCTAGGTTCAACATAA